TCGAATTGCATTCCGGCACAATGAACCTGACTACCTTTTTACAGACAGATGATTTCGATGCTGATATGGAAAACAACGGTCAGCCTCGCGTTATTGCAGAGGGCAATCGGAATGCCACTATGTCACGCTTTGCCGGTCGGGTCCTTAAGCGTTACGGGGATACCGAGGAGGCGCATCAATGCTTTTGCGATGAGGCCGCAAAATGCTCACCGCCGCTGGACACACAGGAGCTTGCCACCATCTGGCGCAGCGCACGGGGTTTTTATCAGCGCATCCAGCAGCAGGACGGATATGTGCCGCCGGAAGTGTACAACTCCGACGTTTCCTATAAGCCCGGCGATTTTTCCGATGTCGGGCAGGCCGCGGTGCTGTCAAAGTATTTTGGCACTGAACTGAGATATTCTCCAGCTACCCGCTACATCCGCTACTGTGAAAATTACTGGCAGGAAACTGAACCCGGCGCACAAGCAGTCGCACAAGAACTCACCAGACGTCAACTGGACGAGGCGACCAACGACCTGTTGACCGCTACAAAAAAACTGTCGGAAGTCGGTGCGCAGGAAATATTGGACACCACTTCCAAGAGCAAAGCCGAAGCGCTGTTCAATGATGAGCAGGCAGATGCTTACGCCGCTTTCCTTGCCGCAAAAGCGTATCAGTCCTTTTCCATCAAGCGCAGGGAGTCGAAAAATATCACAGCGACGCTGCGTGAAGCGCATCCCATGCTGGAAATCTCACCGCGGGACCTTGATACGGATTGTTTCCTTCTGTGCACACCCGCCGCTACCTATGATCTTCGCAAAGGCATGGACGGTGCAAGAGAACACTCCCCGGAGGACTATATCACGAAAATCACCACCGTTTCGCCCGGTGATAAAGGTGAAAAGCTCTGGAAGGATACCATCAACCTTATTTTCTGCGGCGACCAAGTTCTGATTGATTATGTGCAAATGGTCTGCGGTCTTGCCGCCATCGGCAAAGTGTATCTGGAAGCATTGATTATTGCCTACGGTGATGGGCGCAACGGTAAATCCACCTTCTGGAACGTAATATCCCGCGTGATGGGCTTATACAGCGGAAACATCTCCGCCGATGCGCTCACTGTTGGATGCCGCAGAAATATTAAACCGGAGATGGCCGAAGTTAAGGGCAAGCGCCTATTGATTGCGGCTGAGTTGCAGGAAGGTACGCGCCTTAACAACTCGGTTGTAAAGCAGCTTTGCTCTACGGACGATGTATTCGCAGAGAAAAAATACAAAGATCCCTTCAGTTTTACCCCCTGCCACACTCTGGTTCTATACACAAACCACCTTCCTAAGGTGGGAGCTTCAGACGCCGGTATCTGGCGCAGGCTGATTGTTATTCCGTTCAATGCCAAGATTGAGGGCGAAGGCGATATTAAAAATTACGCTGAATACCTCTACGCCAATGCAGGTGAGAGCGTTCTCGCATGGGTTATCGAGGGTGCAAAAAAGGTTATCGACATTGATTATCATATTCCTCTGCCCAAATGCGTAAGTGACGCAATCGAGGCGTACAGGCAGGAAAACGACTGGCTCGGTCATTTCCTTGAGGATAGATGTGAGCTTGGCGGCGATTTACGAGAAAAGTCCAGCGACCTCTATATCGCATATAGGAATCATTGCGCCGAAAGAAACGAGTTTGTGCGCAGCACGACGGATTTCTACGCCGCCTTAGATAACGCTGGCTTCCAGAAGATAAAACCCAAGGGCTGGAGCTTCATTACCGGGCTTCGATTGAAGGTTGACGGCGGTGATTTCGAGAATTTCCTGAGCTAAGGTGAGGGTCGATGAGGGTCGTTTCATAAAACCCCCTTTAGACTGATTTTTTTACTCCTAAAGGGACTTTTAGTATTTGACCCTCATCGACCCTCACCCAATATGAATTTTGTGCGGTGGAGGCATGGATATGAGAGAAAAAACAATAGAAGCAAAACTTGTAAAAGCGGTAAAAAGCATGGGTGGCATTGCATTGAAAATATCATCAACAAATTATGACGGGATGCCCGACCGCCTTGTACTTCTCACTGATGGGAAACTGGCGTTCATAGAGCTGAAGGCTCCCGGCAAAAAGCTGCGTCCTTTGCAGGAAAAGCGAAAACGGCAGTTAGAGGCACTTGGCTTTTTAGTCTTTTGCATTGACGGCATAGAGCAGATTGGAGGGATACTCGATGAAATACGAAGCACATGACTATCAGACCTACGCCACAAATTTCATCCTTGAGCATCCCATTGCAGCAATCCTGCTGGATATGGGTCTTGGCAAAAGTGTCATCACTCTCACCGCCGTAAACGACCTGCTGTTCGACAGCTTTGAAATACACAAGGTTCTCGTCGTGGCTCCTTTACGGGTAGCGCGTGACACATGGCCTGCGGAACTTGAAAAATGGGAGCATCTGCATGGACTTGTTTATTCCATAGCAGTTGGAAGCGAGGTTCAGCGCAAGGCGGCTCTGATGCAAAAAGCCGACATTTATATCATCAACCGAGAGAATATTGAATGGCTGGTAGAGAAAAGCGGTCTGCCCTTTGACTACGATATGTTGGTAGTCGATGAGCTATCGTCCTTTAAGTCCTATCAGGCGAAACGCTTTAGAAGCCTTTCATCGGTGCGGCCTAAGGTGAATCGCGTGGTCGGTTTGACCGGCACACCTTCCTCAAATGGTCTGATGGATCTATGGGCGGAGTTCCGACTGCTGGATATGGGCAAAAGACTCGGTCGATTCATCACCCATTTTCGCAGTGATTATTTCATTCCGGACAAGCGCAATCAGCAGATTGTATTCAGCTATAAGCCGAAGCCGGGTGCAGAGGAAGCCATATACCGTCTTGTGTCAGATATCACCATCAGCATGAAATCTACTGACTACCTCAAAATGCCGGAATGTGTCTTAAACGAAGTCCCGGTGCGGCTTTCTGATAAAGAGATGGAATGCTACCAGACCTTAAAGGACGAGTTGATTCTCAGCCTTGACGGTGAGGATATTGATGCTGCTAATACCGTGGGTCTTTCCAATAAATTGACGCAGATGGCGAACGGCGCTGTTTACGGTGAGGACAGCAATGTAATAGCAATACATGATCGCAAGCTGGACGCGCTGGAAGATTTAATTGAAGCATCTAACGGCAAGCCCGTCCTGGTAGCTTACTGGTTCAAGCACGACCTTTCTCGCATTGAGGAGCGTCTGCACAAACGGCATATTCCGTTTTCCAAGCTGGATACCGCCGATTCTATTAAGCGATGGAATAACAGCGAACTGCCCGTGGCACTGGTTCATCCAGCTTCAGCAGGACATGGCTTGAACTTGCAGTCCGGTGGCTCAACCCTTATCTGGTTTGGTTTGACTTGGAGTTTGGAGTTGTATCAGCAGACCAATGCGAGGCTATGGCGGCAAGGCCAAGAATCCGATACCGTGGTGATCCATCACCTCATCACCAAGGATACTATCGACGAAAAGATCATGTCGGCTCTGAAAAAGAAGGACAAAACACAGTCCGCACTTATAGACGCAGTAAAGGCGGACTTGAAAATCTAAGACAATCTCTGACAACATACGACAATCCGTGCCAATCCGAGGGAAACAAAATTTATCGGAGGTACAGATTATGAATCCTTATGAAGAATTAGCAAATGCCATTGTGTTGCAGGCGGTCAAGGATTACCGGTTGCACGATGATGAAAAAGAGCTTGCCAGTATTGAGCGATTCTTTCGATCCGGCTGGTTTAGTGTCCTGACGAGCATTGACCCGGAAATGCTGATAGCCAAGCTGAGAAAGGAAAAGGTGCACTATGAATACTAAAACCTACCTTTCTCAGGCCCGCTACCTTGATATGCGTATTAAATCCAAACTCCAGCAAATAGACTCCCTAAACGAACTGGCGACAAACTGTTCATCGATCTTGACAGGTATGCCCAGGAACCCCAGCGCTTCTACCTCTCGCATGGCTGATGCCATTTGTAAGATCATCGACCTGCAAAACGAGATCAACCGCGATATTGACACGTTGGTTGACCTCAAAAAAGAAATCATGGGTGTTATCAAGGCTGTGGTGAATCCGGAGCACCAGACTCTTTTAGAGAAACGCTACCTCTGTTTCCTCTCCTGGGAGAAGATTGCAGTGGATATGGGCTACGACCTGCGTTATACGCACAAGCTCCACATTCGGGCACTGGAGGAATGTAAAATTCCCGCTCCTCCTGAAGTGGACATGAAAAGACACTGAAAGACATCTGCTTCTTATGATAGTATTACAATCAGGAAAGTAGAATCCAAAAGGCCTTGTGGGAGCAATCCCCCAGGGCTTTTCTTATGTAAAAGAAAAGAGCCGTTGTTACGCGGCTCTATCTTCCTCATTCTTTGTCTTCGGATTTTATCGTTTTGATAGGTAGTGAGATTCTGTCATGGGATGTCAGTTGTTGTTGATTAACTTTCTTGATGAGAAACTTTACTGCAGCTTCGATGTCTTTGTACTCCAGCTTTAGTACCAGCTTTTCATCAAGGAACACACACAACGCGCAGTCATCTCCTTTGACTCCTACTTTTTTGATGTTGATTTCAAATCGTGTATCCATTGGTACACCCCCTTCATAATAGAGCGTGTTTTTTCTGCGAGGTATAGCTCTTCATAAGAGGGCTTGTAAATTTCGCGTGCTGTTGCTTTTCATGATAGGAGTTGTGATTTCTGTGAAAGGAGGAATCCCATGCCATACAAACCAAAACGTCCCTGTGCCTACCCCGGCTGCGGTCGGCTTGCCGAGAGCGAGCAATACTGTGCCGAACATCAAAAGGTTGTGACAAAACAATACAACCAGTACGAACGCGACCCCGCTTCCAACAAACGATATGGTCGTGCCTGGAAGCGTATCCGTGACCGCTACATCAAGTCACATCCTCTCTGTGAAGAGTGTGAGAAACAAGGTAGGCTTACCCCTGCCGAGGAAGTGCACCACATTCGCCCGCTCTCTAAGGGCGGCGGCAATGAGAAGAGCAATCTCATGGCTCTTTGTAAATCCTGTCACTCAAGAATTACTGTCGAGAGTGGCGACCGATGGGGAAAATGAGGCATCGTCTACATTTTGGTACGATACCTCAAAGCAATTTATTTGATACGGCCCCTCCCGGTGGGGGCGGTGAAATCTCCAGGACTTACCAATGCGGACAGCGGCGTGGGGCTCCGTGTTGAAAAATGCGCAATCAAACGACCGAATAGCCCCAGCACGCAAGGAGTGTGATGAATATGGCCAAAGACGGTACAAACAGAGGCGGCGCTCGTGTCGGCGCGGGTGCAAAAAAGAAGCCTCTCGCCGACAAAATATCTGCCGGCAATCCCGGCGGCAGATCATTAACTGTGATGGAGTTTTCCGACACGGCAAATCTGCAAGGAAATGAAATGCCGGAACCAAATAAAATGCTTGAAGCTGTACAAAAGGACGGCAAAACGCTCGTCGCCGCTGACATTTACAAAAACACATGGCACTGGCTACATGAGCGTGGTTGTGCGGTGCTCGTCTCTCCACAGCTTTTGGAACGCTATGCCATGAGCGTGGCTCGTTGGATTCAGTGCGAGGAGGCGGTTACCGAATATGGTTTTCTGGCAAAGCATCCCACCACGGGCAATGCGATTCAAAGTCCCTATGTGGCGATGGGTCAGAATTACATGAACCAAACAAACCGCTTGTGGATGGAGATATTCCAGATCGTCAAGGAAAACTGCACCGGCGAATACAGCGGAGCCAATCCCCAGGATGATGTGATGGAGCGGCTGTTGACCGCCCGGAAAGGAAAATAACATATGATTACTTATAAAACAGCAGAGAGCGTCTGCGCCGGACACCCAGATAAACTGTGCGACCTCATTGCCGACTGCATCCTTGATGCCTGTCTTCGCAAAGACAAATCTTCCCGTGTCGCCTGCGAGGTCATGGCGACCAAGGGCAAAATTATCGTAGCGGGCGAGATCACCTGCGACGGCAAAGTTGATATCCGCTGGGAAGTGCGTGAAGTCCTCCGCAAGGTCGGCTATAATCCGTGGAAGTTTACGGTTTTCGTATTCGTTCATAAGCAGAGCAAGGATATTGATGCCGGAGTGAGCACCGCCCTTGAAGCCCGGAATGGCAGTGAGGAACGCTACGCCTCCCTCGGTGCCGGCGACCAAGGCACCGTTTACGGTTATGCCACCAATGAAACTCGTGAGATGCTTCCGCTCCCGCTGGTGCTGGCGCATAGAATTTGTAAGCGTGTGGACGCTGTTCGCAAGGACAAAATCGTCAAAGGCATTTTGCCTGACGGCAAAGCACAAGTCACAGTGGAATATGAGGACGGCAAACCCAAGCGTGTGAAAACCATCGTGGTTTCCGTTCAGCACGACAAGGATAAAACGCAGGAGCAGCTATGTTCCGACATTAAACAAAATGTGCTCTGGCAGTGCTTTGAGGACTTTCCGTTTGATGATAATACAGAAATCCTTATTAATCCCTCCGGAAGATTCGTCGAGGGCGGACCCGCCGCTGACACAGGCCTTACGGGCAGAAAGATGATGGTGGATACCTACGGAGGGCTTGCTCTCCACGGCGGAGGTGCGTTTTCCGGTAAAGACCCGACAAAGGTCGACCGAAGCGGTGCATACATGGCGCGGTACATCGCAAAAAACATCGTGTGGAGCGACTTAGCTGAAAGATGCGAAGTCGCTCTTTCTTATGCCATCGGAAAAGCTGATCCTGTGGCGGTTGACATCGACGTTTTCGGTACGAGCGCCCTCACCAATGAGGAACTGCGTGAAATCGTGCTGTGCATGTTTAACCTGCGTCCGGCAGCAATCATCGAAAAACTGCGGCTGCGCAATGCCATCTACGAGGACACGGCAGTATACGGACATTTTAATTCCTGTCTTCTCCCGTGGGAGGACGGCAGTGCTCATTACAAAGAACTTAGAAAGGCGGCGGAGAAATATGCTGATAGAAAAGATTCGGACTGAGCGGCTCATCCCCGCCGACTATAACCCCAGAAAAGACCTAAAGCCGGGCGACCCGGAATACGAAAAGCTGAAACGCTCTCTTGAGGAGTTCGGCTATGTCGAACCCGTTATATGGAATAAGACCACCTCTCATGTTGTCGGCGGTCACCAGCGTTTGAAGGTGCTTCTTGATATGGGCATCACCGAAGTTGAGTGCGTGGTGGTCGAGATGGACGCTGAGAAGGAAAAGGCGCTCAATGTCGCGCTCAATAAAATCAGCGGCGACTGGGACAAAGATAAGCTGGCTCTACTCATCGCCGACCTGCAGGGTGCGGACTTCGATGTGTCGCTCACTGGTTTCGACCCCGGAGAGATTGACGACCTTTTCAAGGATTCGCTCAAAGACGGCATTAAAGACGACGATTTCGATGTGGATGCTGAGCTTCATAAGCCTGCACTTACCAAACCGGGGGATGTGTGGCTGCTCGGTCGCCACCGGCTGGTCTGTGGCGACAGTACCAAAGCCGACACCTTTACCGCTCTGATGGATGGCAAGCTGGCAAATCTCGTTGTAACCGACCCACCGTACAACGTCAACTACGAGGGCGCGGCGGGAAAAATCAAAAACGATAATATGGGCAATGAAGCGTTTTATGACTTCCTGCTGGCGGCGTTTACGAACACCGAGGCGGCGATGGCACAGGACGCTTCCATTTATGTATTCCACGCCGACACCGAAGGGCTGAACTTCCGCAAGGCATTCTCGGACGCTGGCTTCCAGCTTTCCGGGTGCTGCATCTGGAAAAAGCCGTCGCTGGTGCTTGGGCGTTCACCATACCAATGGCAGCACGAACCGGTGCTGTTTGGCTGGAAGAAAAAAGGCAAGCACAACTGGTATACAGACCGCAAGCAAACCACCATCTGGGAGTTTGAAAAGCCGAAGAAAAACGCCGACCATCCGACCATGAAGCCGATTG